GCCATAGTTAAGTAGTACAAGCGCAGTCATACGCAGGGTTTATGTTATCTAAATCAAATTCCTTAAACAAATTATTTTGTGATATACTTTTAAGCGTTTCTATTGTTACACCATTAAAGTAAGTGTATTTGCTATTATTTTCGTCATTGATCCATTCGTCTGCAAGTTCTGGGAACTCCCTTAATATTGCTAAGATAGCGTTTTTACCTTTCATAAAACACAAAGTACAGTTACCTAATATAGAAGGTATTTCCAAAGTGTAAGGTTTTTTGCTCCAATACTCATTTACTATTTGCTTTGTAACCTTGCTTTCAAACAAAGGAAACTTATCGTGTACCTTCTTAAATCTTTGGGCGCGTCGGCTAACTCGCATTGGTTCGTCATATCTAAAGCCTACCAGGTTTTCAAATTCTCTTATTCCTATGCTTCTCAAATATCTTTTTGCCGTTTTAATCTTTAGTTCTATTGTGCAGAACCTTTTAAACTGATTAGGTAAGGCTTTATGCTTTTTTAACATTCCGGTAAAGCCACCTTCGTAACTTATTCTTGTTACAGGTATGTTTTCAAATGCTTCAAAGTCATTAATAAATTTATAGGTTTTAGGGTGTTCCCTCATAGTATCGCAGAACAATACTATGTCTCCTGGCTTATATTCTTGGATAGTCATATAAGCAGAAGTTTTGCCACCGCTAAAATTAATTACTCTTTGCATTGCGTTTCTTTGGTTGTGGTTGTAAATCGTACCATTCGTAAAGCCTTTTAATCATATCAAAAATACAATGGCTACACCATACTGTTAATATGAAATCTGGGTTCATATACTTGCGATATATATGCTCGTACATTTTTAAGATGTCCAAATCTATATTCCTTACATAGCCGTTCTGCACCATTTCGTAATTAGGTCTATGTAGGTCTAAATAATTTCTGTGATCTATTTCCATAAGTTCCACATTAGTTTTGAAAGTAAAGGTGCTGCTACTCCTGGTATGAATACAAACGCAATTACATCGGTACATATTGTAGGAAGTAAATATAAAGCCAAACCGCTCCAAGCTGCTAAACAACTCGTGCAACTAAAAGGCTTAAAATCTAATTTCCACTTCCTATGGAATTGGTGTATTTCTACAAAGAATATTGCAAAGCATATTGCTGCTATAATTATCATTTGCGTAATTGTTTTTTAAGTTCTCGTTTAGTTAGTTTTAGTTCCCTATGGATTGACATATAAGGTATACCTGTAACCCTGCTTAATTCTTTAGCATTGCAGTTGTGCTTAATAGCATACACTCTTAAAAGTTCCGCTTTGTACCAATGCATCTTTGATAACTCATCTTCTACTTTGTCAAGCAATTCTTCGTCTCTATCATGTACTATTAATTCAACCTCTAAAGGTTTTCTGTATGTTCTATAAAATTGGCTTGTATTACTTTGCATCATATTAATCATAGTTCTAACTAAGTAGAACTTTAATACGTTACGGGTGCGCATATCAATTAAACGTTCCTCGTCCATTTCGCATAGCACCTTAAATAGTTCGCTTCTTAAATCTTCTCGTAAATCTTCAGGCTGCATTTTATCTATTGCTTCCTTTAGTTCTCGGCTTTCCCAAAGTTCTAATATGATGCTATTCTTGTTCATACTCGTTTAAGGTTAGTTTGCCGTTCTCTTCGGTTGCTATGTAACAAAAACAATTTGCCGTTTTTGCTAAGTTTAAGAATGCTATTTGATAGCTGCTAAGTTTATCGCCTATGGCTTTTGTTTCGCAGTATACCGCTACTCCTGTTTGTGTGTGAAAGCCTACTACATCTGGAACTCCTTTTAAACCTATGAAGGTTCGCCCCCTAACCGCAAGGTTGTTATTACGCCATACAAAGCACCCATTTTTGTTTAGGGTCTTAATAGCTTCTTTGGTTAATTCGTTTGCGGTCATAAAGCAAAAATATACTAAAGTTCTTGATATTGACAAATACTTTTAAATATCTGATAAGCAACCTGTGGAACTATTGCGTTTCCGTAGGCTTTGATGCTTTCTTTTCTCCATTTAGAAAAGGTAATGTTGTCCAGTTCTCCGGGAAACCCATCATTTCCTCTACAAATAGCGGATTGAGTTGGGAAGGTTTGCCAGTTATTTCTCTTACTCTTTTTGAAAGTGAGTCCTGTGTTTCCAATCCTGTTACTTTCTCTCCGCAATCCGATGCAAGTGGTGTTGGTATTAAACCCATTACTAATGCTCTCGATAGTGTTACTGACCTCATAGACCCTTCCTTGACTTGTGTTGACTTCATTGTTGCTGTTGCATTTGTTTGATCCATAGTTGTCGGAGTAGGTAATAGTCCCAACTTTTTCATTGTCGGTTTGTACGAGCTCATTATTTCCTGAGCAAGAGTTCCTGAATTTCCGCTTATTGGTTTCTTCTTGCCACTGCTTACTTCCCCGTCCATTGTTGTTGGTGTCTTTAAAAGCCACGAACCATATTCGGTCTCTTCGGTGTGGTGCGTTAACGGAACAAGCTGGAAGTAAAAACGCGAGGACTTCGTAGCCTTCAGCTTCCAACTCAGTTTGCACCTCGTCGAATACCAATCCCCCGTTCCAATTAGTAAGTCCGCGAACGTTCTCGCCCACAACCCAACTCGGCTGAATTTCCCTAATTGCTCTAAGCATCTCTGGCCAGAGGTGTCTCTCATCTTCTTTGCCAAGTCGCTTTCCTGCATTTGAGTAGGGTTGGCAAGGGAAGCCTCCACTAATGATGTCGATAGTTCCTCTGTGAATAGTGAAATCTGTTTTTGTGATGTCATTGTAACTTATTGAATTTGGGAAGTGATGTTTTAATACTTTTTGTCCAAAGGTGTTCCATTCGCAGTGAAATACGTTTTCCCAACCGCACCATTCTGCTGCTAGATCAAAGCCACCTATTCCGCTAAATAAACTTCCGTGTCTCATTTGAATGAAGTTTTATTATTAGCAATTTGCAAATCAAAAAATAAAGCTACGGCTACGGCTCTTGCTTGGTTCTTAAGCCATTGTTCAGTCCATTCGTCTCGGTACTGCTTTGCGCTTATTATGTCCATTTTATTAGCTTTGTAGGTAATAATCTCCATAAGTTTCTTTTTAGCAACCGCTCCATCTTCTTTTGTCCACTTCTTAATGCCTGAACTATTAAGCTTTGTAAATACACTTAATGGGTTAAACAACCTATCAAAAGTTCTATTTTCCAAAAGCTTATATTCTTGGTAAGAGTAATCGATTATCTCTAAATCGGTTAAGTGCGGTATTGCTTCAACTCGTTCTTGTGGCATCATTTTTCTTACTTCGTTTGCTTTTTTCTTGTACCTATCCATAACTTGACTAAAGTATGCAGGACTAAAGTTCTGGTAGTGGTCTATAAAGTCATTAGCTACCATTTGCTTAAACGCTACTTTAACTTCATTTATTGTAAAGCCTCCATACTCGTTTCTTATCCAATCCTCTAAGATTGCTAACTTAACTTCTCCAGGATTGTTAATTCCTACAAGCTGCATTAAATAAACAAGGTTTTGTTTAAATATGGTAGAGTTCAGATTGCGAACCCTCTCCCCCGAAAAGCTTTGCATAATCTCCTGCTCCATAGGAAGTAGAGTGGATATAGTTGTAATTGGCAAGGTTGTCGAGTTCGTGCTTATTAAGTTTTGGCTTATTGTTTGTAGTTCCTTTTGCATATTGTTTAGCGTTTGTTATCCAATTATTTACTGCGTGTGTCCAACTTTTCATAGGGTTTTTACCTACTTTCCACCCATTGCTTGTATAGTAATTTACAAACTTTTCGGCTTCAATCTTTGCTACTTCTGTTCCAATCCTAAAAGCCATATATTCATAAACTTCTTCAAAAGTACACTTACTTTTATTTATAATTATATCTTCATTTTCATTTTCATTTACATCTTCCATAAGGTTATGTTTAGCTAAACCTAATGGTTTTGTGTTATTTTTAGGTCTACCACCCTTAGAGCCATTGTTTCTGCGGCTTTCAGTAAATTGAATACGTTTTTCAATCTCTTCGCTTAGGCGTTCATTGAAAAAATTTCCGTCTTTGTCTTTTGAAAACTTGCTCAAAACATCAACCGAAACCGAACCTAAAGATAACCTAATGGTTTTGTCTGTAAGTGTACCTTTTTGGTGTTGTAAACATAAGAGAGTAATAAATTGTCCTCTCTCTTCCATTGTTAAGTCAGCTACTCCATTTAGGAAGTCGCTGCTATAAAATAGGAATGCAGGGTCTTTTGCCATAAAAAAAAGAAGCCCCCAATAGAGTCGAGCTATCAGGGGCTATTATTTAACCACTAAACACATTATCGGCTCGACTTCCGCTAATGTATTTTTTATTTATGTTGCGAATATACACTAATTTTCGATGATTTCAAGTTTTTGACAAATTCTTTTCATTTTGTCTTTAAACCAATCTTCCGTGTCAATTAGGTTATTTGCTTGTTTAATGTTATGAATTGCGGTAGTATGGTCTTTAGTGCCAGTGTATGCGCTTATCTCTTTGAGGTTCAATTTAGTATACCTTCTAAGTAAATAAGCGGCAGCCTTGCGACCAAAGGTAGTTCTTAAAGACCTATCCCTTCTTGATATATCGCACTCAAATACTTCCTCTACTAATTTAACGATGCTTCTCGCACCTATATCCGCACCTAAAGGCTCGTTATCTTCTATGCCTAACAATCCCAACTGGTGCATCATTTCGTGCAATTTAACGTGGGTATTACGTTGGGCATAGTATAACTCCTTTAACTGTCTTATTGAAACATCTTTATTTCTCGTTAGCATAATTAAAACGGCAATCCTTCCGTATCTTCTTTAGGTTTAAAATCGTTTACATAAATCTTGTAATCTGGTTGCTTGTCCTCTGTCTTGTAGGCATTAACCCACATTGAGTAACGTACATCATTAATTGTAAAATTAATTACTTCTCCTTTAGCAGTGGTCTTTTTCCAAGCACCTGCACTCCATTTTTTTTGTTCCATTTTTTACTTTTTTATTAGTGAATATTTACTTACAAATTTAGGTTGTTTCTTATTACCTACGTTAATTAAGTCGGACTGTATCTTATATCCTTTGCGTTTAAGTTCAAAGATAACTGCCGATAATCTTAGGCTATTAAACTTAGTTAGAGCCTGGATTGGTGTCAATGTTTTGCCCGAAAGCAAGTGGTTCAAGATTTGTTGTT